TCTGCCGTATTTGATTATCAAGAAACTCAAGTTGCTTTAGCTGGTGGTGGAGTTTCTGCTGTAACAACATCTTCATCTTCAAGCTCAGGTGGCTCAACTAGTTCAGGTTATTAATGTCCAATATAAATTATCATTATAATAGAAGACCTCGTAACTTTTTACGAAGAAAAGTTCGTGAATCTTTACCAGAACATTTTACACAAGATTATCCTAAGCTTGTAACTTTTTTAGAAAAATATTATGAGTACTTGGACTCCGATGGAGCAAGTTCATTTAATCATAAACTTAAAAGAATATATCATTCAAGAGATACACAAGAAGTATCATCAGATTTATTAGTTTATTTAATACAAGAAATAGCAGGTGGTAACACCGGTGGAAATTTCACTGATCCTAATTTTTATGCACAAAGAATACATGAATTACATAGAACAAAAGGAAGTAGATTTTCAATCGAAGAATTTTTCAGAGCATTTTTTCAAGTGCATCCTGAAGTTGTATACCCAAAACAAGATATTTTTACAATAGGGCACGATTCTGCTGGTCCTTTAAGTAAAATAGGTGCTGAATCGAATAAATTTATTCGTAATAATGGATTATATCAAGTTTTTTCAATCTTAGTTAAAAGCCCAATATCGCAAGTTACATGGCTTGAACTATATAAAAAGTTTGTACATCCAGCTGGTTTTTACATTGCAGGACAAGTAGTAACAGATGTTGAAGCTGTAGGTACATTAACTGCACCATTAGTAATTGAAGATAGCGCAAATAGAAAAGTAATTTCAAGTGCAACAATTGCAGCTCAAGCACCGTTTACACAATTAACAGCATTATTTGATTCTTCTGATGGAACAATATTCAGAGCAAGGCTTGATGAAAAAGTAACCGAATATCAATCACTTACTGCAACACAGTTGCAAGGTTTTTATAGAAATGTTGATGAAGTTATTACAGCAAACTCATTTACATTTGATGATAGTGGATTAGGTAATGGCTTAGGTGGATTAGGTGATAGTGCTGATGCAGCAAGGCCGGACTTCTCACTTGATCTTGAAACAATGGATAATGAACAATTCGATTCATCTTTTAATTCATAATGATTATTTTTATGTATAAATAGAACTATTATTAGGAAGATTATATGACTAGACAAAATATTGGTATAGGTAGTGCTGCTAATGACGGTAATGGCGATACATTACGAACGGCAGGTAGTAAGATAAATGCTAACTTTAGAGAAATTTATACTTTTTTAGCTGATAGTAATAATCTATCAACACAAATTTCACTAGAAAATGATGCAGTAGTTTTTGAAGGTGCTTCAACTGACGCTTTTGAAACGAGATTAAAAGTAACTGATCCTACAAAAGATAATATCATAACATTACCAGATTCTACAGGAACAATTACATTAAATAATACAATACAAACACTTACAAATAAAACTTTAACTGCACCAAAAATTAATGAAAACGTACAAGTTACAAGTACAGCTACAGAATTAAATTTACTCGATGGTGTTACAGGTGTAATAGTTACTGAGGCAGGTACACAAACACTTACTAATAAAACATTAACGTCTCCTACTTTAAATACACCAAAAGTTGGTACATCTATCAATGATACATCTGGAAATGAAGTCATAAAAATAACTGCAACTGGAAGTGCAGTAAATGAATTGACAATCGCCAATGGCGCATCAACAACTGGTCCTACTCTTTCTGCAACCGGAGGTGGATCAGATTTAAATATAATTATGAATGCAAAAGGCACTGGTTCAGTAAATTTAAGTAAAGCTGCTTTTAGTTCTACAACTGTTAGTACGAATGCCGCATCTATAGTTGCTGGTACGTTGATTATAGGTAACAAAGGTTCTGGTGGTAAATTAGAGCTTAGTTTAGAAAATGGAACAACTGTAGGTGAATATAAGATTTTTACAAATAAAGGTACTGAAAACATGGAAGTTACACCAGTCACTTTTAGAGGTTCACAAACTAAATTTACATTATCTCAGTTTGATGGTTGTACTTGTATATGGGATGGATCTGCTTGGTTTTTAGTCGGAAACCAAGGTGAAGTAGCAGTAGTATAAGGAATAGAATATGTCAGCAATAATTACAGACCCTTTTAAAAAACAAATAATGGAAAATGTTGTTAATGAAGTGAAAAACTTAACAGCAAGATATTATGTAGGTATAGGTAAAAATGATCAGTGGAATTCAACTGAAACAGTTCCTACTCCGACCGATACTCCAAAAACTATAAGAGCCGCACAGTCTTCATTACAATCAGTTAAAGCGGTGGCTGCAGCATCATTTGTAATACCAAGATATAACTGGTCATCAGGTTCAATATATAATGGTTATGATGATGACATAAGTTCAATACCTTCAAATACATATTATGTTTTAACTGAAGATAATGAAGTATATATATGTTTACAACAAAGTAAAAGTTCGACAGGAAGTCCAAATCCATCAACTGTAAAACCTACAACAGCAACAAAAACAAAAGCGTTTAAAACAAGTGATGGATATACTTGGAAATTTTTATATTCGTTATCAGCTTCAAGATCTAGTGCATTTTTATCTGCAAACTTTGTACCTGTTGAAAAAGTTGATTCAGCTGGTCAAGCTGGTCTTGACGTGAGTGGTGTAGAACAAGGCCAAGTTGCTGATTCAGCAATTGCAGGAAGAATTCTTAATATCGTAGTTACAAATGGTGGAACTAATTATACAAGTCAACCAACTGTTACAATAACTGGTAACTCTGGAATTATTGGTGACAGTGCACAAGCAACAGCTGAAATATCTGGTGGTGCAGTAACGAAGATTGATATGTTAAACGAAAGTGCAGGTTCTGGAAAAAATTTTATAAATGCAACTGTTACGATTTCAGGTGGAGGAGGTAGTGGTGCATTAGCAAGAGCGGTTATTGGCCCTGGTAAAGGTATCGGCAAAGATCCAAGAGATGAACTTAAATCAACATCTTTAATGTTTAATTCTAAACCAAGTGGTGATGAAGATGGTGACTTTTTAGTTGGCACAAATCAAGATTTTAGACAAGTCACATTAATTCGAAATCCACATACTAATGTTGAAGAAAATATATTAACTGCTAGTACTGCTAAAGCATTGAAATTTTTAATAGCAGATTCAGCATTTGCAAATCAATTATCTGTAGATGAATTGATAACAAATAGTTTAACACCTCCGGCAAAAGCATATGTTAATGAAGTAAAAAATCATGATACTACAGGTGCAAAAATTTATTATCATCAAACTGACAGTACAGGATTTACACCTTTCAGCGTAGGTAATACTTTAACTGATGAAGGTAGTACAACTGGAACTATTGCAGTGGTTGCAGATTCAAACGAATTGTATTTAAATAACACTGGTGAAGTCTTATACATAGAAAATAGAGCACCAGTAATAAGAGCATCTGAACAGACCGAAGATATAAAAGTAGTGATTTCACTTTAATAGGATAATTTATGGCGACAACATTTACAGAAACCACCTTATCAACTACATATAAAGATGATTTTCGTGATAGTGATAATTATCACAAAATACTTTTTAATAGTGGTGTAGGTTTACAAGCAAGAGAATTAACTCAGCTGCAAACAATATTACAAAATCAAATTACAAGATTTGGTAATAATGTTTTTAAAGAAGGTGCAGTTGTTGAACCCGGCGGTGTCAATGTAAACTCACAATATGAATTTATTAAATTAGATGAAACTGATCCTTCGCATGTTGTACCTGCAGACTTAACCACGTTGATTGGAGAAACTGTTACAGGAGTAACATCCGGTGTAGCTGCAACTATTATTGAAGCGGTTGCATCAGCAGGCAGTGATCCTGCAACGCTTTATGTAAAATACACAAGTACAAGTTCAGTTCAAACAGCTACTGATACGGAAACGCGAAGAATGTCATCTAATGAATTAATGAATCGTTCTAGCGGCGGACAATTAAAAGTTAAACTTTCAACAGTTGCAGATCCTTCTACAGGTGTAGGTACACAAGTAACTATACGTAGCGGAATATACTATGCACGTGGAAATTTTGTTTTTACAGAAGATCAAAGTAAAATCATTTCAAAATATACTGATGACAAAAATACTGATATAGGTTTTCAATCAATTGAAGATGTTGTAACTGCTAGTGATAATAACGCGTTATATGATAATCAAGGCACTGTTCCAAACGTAAGTGCACCAGGCG